TCTGTGCTTCAGTCAGGCCATACTTCAAGAATGGCTGGATGACGGGATCAATTTGGGTTGCCATGTTCACTCCTTAGTGACGGATTCCACAGCGGTTGATCCTGCGAATCCATTATAAGCACTTTTAACCAATAACAACATAGGCATATGTTTTATCAGCAGTGCTGTTTGCGAAATGCGTCAATGTCGCAGACCCCTTTGATTGGGCGCTGGCATAAACGCTGTAATCTCCTGCGGCTGTTGTCCCGTTCGATGAGACATAGTTCACAGTCACAATCGCAGAGGGTGTTGCCGGTCTGGTTGGTGTTGTTTGAGTTGGCAGTTGCTCAATCCGAACATTGGTGGATGTTGTACGCCACATGATTTCTACATAATCATTGGCGTTCATCTCAATCCAAAAATTGAGCGCGGCAATTAAGTGCCCATCCGTACCACCGTGACTGTTAGGAATTGAGTATTTGCTATTTGAGTTGGCAATATCAGTCCCGTTCTTTCTGAACCAAATGTCCACATCCTGAATCTGCACATCAGTGTTTGCAAACTGTATACTAAATTGCACGTTGTAGATGCCATAACTCTTGACATTTAGTCTTGAGTCGTTGCTTACAGTCACCCCATTGGTGAAGTCTGTGGTGTTAAATTTGACTGCATACGCAGCAGTTGTGCTTGCAGCGGTCTGGTCTGTGGAGTCCTGAAAAGCCCCGTAGGGTGTGCTGTCTGAAAAAGCAGCCGCAGAGAATGGGATCAGGAAAATCTTGGAATCAGGACTGATCCTGGCATCCGTCAGGGTTGTGGTTGTGGCGTTTCCGGTCGCCAGCGTCACCAACCCGGTGTTGTTTGATTTCCCATTCATCAGCCCATTGACGATCTCAGCGGTAGCCCGAGGGTCACCACCAAAAGCTGGGAGCGTTCTAAATTGGACTGTCATCTCACGCCCTGACCTGTGATCTCAATATCCATCCCGACAGCGGTTGTCCAGTTATCGCCAGTTGGAGTCACTTTCAGTCGGTGATAGTTTCCATTGGCCCTTAGAGATACCCTGTTTTCAGAGTCTGCCGCCACCGCAGTGCCAAAGGTCAAACCATCGCTCAAAAGCGTCCTAGAAGCCACAGAAACGGTTGCAGAGCCGTTATCTACCTGCGGACGAGCCAAGGTAATCACAGACCTTGTTCCTGCCCCCACATCCCCTGTGGTGACATATCCAGTAGCGTTTGGCCCGTTGTAGGTGACAACATACGCCCCGTCCGTTCCACCCAGGAAATACTTTCCACCCATGTAAAGAACAGAATCTAGAGATACAACCAGGGCATCGATGCTTGGGTTGATAGAGTCAAGCTGCTCAAGGGTCACCGCAGCAGTAGAGGCATCGGAAACATAATCAGCGTCCGTGTCTCCATATGTCCATTTCTGGGTCTTAAAGTTGTAAATTAACAACTGTCTTTGTGAGAACTTGGTTTTGAAGTTCCAGATCACCAGCTTACGAATGGGGTCAATCGCTGCGCTCATGTTCTCAAAATCTGTCTCATCAGCGTTAGCAAAGAACCAGCGATCTACCTTCTCAGAACCAATCCCAACGACCTGTTGACCATCACACATATAGAACCCGTCATCAGACAGGAAGAAAGTCACCCCTTGAATCTGTGCGATAGAGGAAGCCGCAAGACAACCCTTTCCCCTAGAGATGTTGTCAAACTGGAACACAAAAGGTGTCCCAATATAGGTCATGCGGTGGATAGCCCTCTCCATAAACACCAGGCCAAACTCACCACCACGAATCCCAAGAATCTGCCCACCATCAGGAATGTCCTGAAAATCAGCTTGTGTGACCTGACTAGAACCCCATGCGGTTTCATCATTGATCCCAGACCACCTGACCCTGGTTGGGTAGACAGTGCTGCTTTCAGTAGTAAAAGCGGTCACCACAAAATCCCGAACAACTGTCAGAAACTTACAGATCGGCGCTCCAGCAGCAAGATCAGCAAATAGTGATGATGTCCCCAAAGTAAACGCTTGCATCGGGTTGCTGTTGTTTGTCCCAATGATGACCTTGCCAAACTGCGTAAACCGAAATCTGTCGTTATTCGCACTCGGGGAATAGTTACCTGATTTCGATACGTTAGTAACAACACCAACACCAGAGACATCAAATATCTTCGTCAGGCCAGCAGCAAATAGCTTCGTGCCGCCTGTGGGCGTTTTAGCCGCAACGAGTGTGGTCAGGTTTTGATCTGCCGCCTGCGAGAACACAGCAGCCGTAGGTAGTGGGCCATAACCAACTGCCTGAGATACAACATTCTTTGCATCCGTCAAAGCCCCTGTAACACCAGGCTGGTCAGGCATCCACTCACCAAAGTTTATCCTTGTCGTAGCCATGTGTTACTTCCTTGTGCTTGGTCTGCCCAGGTATTACTGTTGGCAGCATCAACAGTCCAGTTATTGACCGATACATCTATCGGTGTCCAAGTGTTTGTATCGCTTGCACCAGGTGTCCATGTGTCCGTACTCACCGGGATCGGTGTCCAGTTTCTGCCATCCTGACCAGCGCAGGTAATTGTCGTTACAACATCAATGTATGCAACCCCGGCAAGAACTGCACTGGCATTGCAAGTGACTGTACCAACACAATCAACACTGGCCTGCCCATCAGCAATAATGCCGCCCAAAGCGGTGAACGTGCCATCACAAGTAATGCTGGCATCACCAAGACGAACCCTGATTGCATCTGCTGTAACAGTGGCATCCGAGGTGATCGATGCAACACCATTCGCAACAATCCCACCGAGACAAGTTACGCTTGCATCAGCAGTGATTGAAGCATCACCAAACTGCACCCTTGTCCCGGCACATGACACAGAAGCCAGAGCAGAAACATCGGCAGAGCCATACTGGACTCTTGTTGCATCGCAAGATACAGAGGCACTTGCATCAATCTGGGCAGAACCAAACTGAACCCTGGTGGCATCGCAAGAAGCAGAACCAGAAACATCAATCGATGCGCTTGCATACTGCACACGCACCGCATCAGCAGTAAAGGTTCCATCTGAGGTTACAGATGCCGCACCGAACTGGACACGGATTGCATCCAGACTTACAGATGCAGTGGAGCTTACAGAACCGTAAGCATCCCAAAGAGTGACAGAGGTTGTATATAGTGGGCTGTCAAGCGTGAGCGTAAGATCATCGATGCTCGACTTTAAGTTGTCGAGCGAATCTATCGTCCACGGTGGCAGCAGATCAGCCATTACGCCAGCGTCACACTCAGCGAACCAACCGCAACACGGAACACATCACCAGTTGCAATGGTCTTTGAAGCATCCAAAGCGGTATGGAACAACAAGTTACCACCCGTTGAGGCATCACGAATCCCGACATATGCAACTGTCCCCCATGACCCTGTGGCCTGCGGGAACTCAATCGCAGCAGTGTTCGTTGTCACCCCGTTGCTCGGCGCACCAAAGGTAATCGACTGCCGCGCATAAGCGTTGCCAGAAACCTCAGTCCCTGTATCCGCATCAGTCGGGTCAGTCGTGTAAAGCCCAAGATACACAGTCGCAGGACTTGTGTATGACGTATTGCGAAGAACCGCATTGATAAGTGCGTTCTCCAAATAATTACTCATTTCAGCCATTTTTTACCTCGCTACGGTTCGCATTGCCAAAGGAACACCAGAATACTGACCTTGCTCGTCAGACCTGGTAAGGGAACTCATGGCACGATCAAACATGACACTCCATGTGTTGACTCGCGCATCGTTCATCAAATACGGCTCGGCCTCAATCAAAGCCCCGTAAAGCAATGCATCTGGCGTATTTGCCAGGAATACATTGGAGGTGTTGGAATCACTCAGGTACGCAGGAGCTGCGTAATAAAGCAATTTCAGCGTGTAAACCCCATCAGGGATTGGTGATAACTGGAACTCATTAGCCAGAACTGTGTAGTCCAATGGCTTGCCAGAACTCCAAGACCTTGTGTCTCTATTGAAGGCAGAAGGACTTGCATAGGCTAGAGGCTGAACAGGACTGCCAGTAACAACAAAATCCCTAACCTCAAGAAAATCATTAGGAAGCTCGACAGTAGCATCGCCAGAAGTTGTGGAGGTGGTGACAGTTTTGAGCATCTGACGAATCCGCACATCTCTTCGCAGGCGAATCTCAGCAAGCTGAATAAAGTCAGGAATTTGTGTGGTCAAGTCTGAACGAGCCAGATACCCGGCAACCGTAGTCTTGAGATCAGAGTAACTGGTGAAGGCCATCAGATAACTCCTGGTCGAGTGCGCCAAGCGCGATTTTCAGGGTTGTTTAGAAACATCGCAAAACGATGATGGTCAACCACTTGGAACCCGCGCATGATGCCCTGTCGATTCAGGTCATCAATGGCAGTAAAAGGAATTGAGGCAATCTTGTTGCCAAATACCTCGTCAGACCATCGCGCCCGTTCATCGTAAGAGTTGAACTCTTTTTTGTTTTGTTCAACCAAAGCAGTGACATCCTGGGCAGTTTGAATAATCAAACCACCTTCACCATCAGCATGAGCAACAGATTTGCGGTATTCGGTCATGGTCAAATTCTATCAGTTGCGCTTAAAAGAAAAAAGCCCCGACCTTGTGGGCCAGGGCTTCTTTTGGGTCACACCGGATTAGGGAGTGATGTCGGCAATGATGCCGTGTGCGGCTTCGTTCTTGACCTCAAGGGTCAGTTCAGCCAGGAGCTGGGTCATCTCAGAGTCACCAGTCTTAGCCAGTTCATTGGTCTGGAAAGGACGCAGGTAAGCAACAGCAGCCATGTCAGGATCAACCACAAAAGCGGTCTCATCGCATGAGTTGGTGCTGTTCATGAACCTGTTCGGAACGACCGAAACTGTCCCGAAGTCGCTGAGGTACACATCAGCAGCGCCGATGATGGTGGTAGGCTCGTTTGAAGGAGCCATGTAACGCTGGGCAGCGATACCGGCAAAAGCCGATACGGTCTGCTTGTGACCAGGGTTGACCATCAGCACTTTCGGGTTGCCACCAGACTGATAAACCTCTTTGATGACGGTTTTCAGTTCGGTTTCAGTGAAGGTGCGGTTCGTGCCGTTGGTACGGGCAGTCGTTCCCAGAGAACCACCAGAGCCACCCACGCCGAAGTCGCCGTTCGTAGCCAGCCATGCTTGCAGACCACCCAGTTTACGGGCGGTGCTGGAGTTGCCGTTCGTAGCGGTCTGGTTCGACAGCAGGGTAACTTCGATGTCGCGCTTAACTTCAGCGGAAGCCTTAGCCAACTGGTAAGCCTTTTCAGACTTGCGACCAGCCTTGTCAACAGCGTCCAGAGTGCCAGAAATCTTGATGGTTTTCTGGAAAATCTGGGTGCGGTTGCCAACGCGAACAGTCGGTGACATG